ATTTTTACTTATTTGTTTTTGTAATTCATTACCAACAACTGTATTTGGTAAAACCTTAATATCTTTTTCTTTTATTTTATTTTTAAGAGATGATTTATTAATTCCTTTTTCTTCTGGCTCTTCTGGAATATCATCTTCTTCTACTTCAACAATAGGAATCCAAGTATGTCTGCATCTATAACCACCTCTAACAATAAACGCATCACCTTCTGATTTACCAGCCCAAGAACCTTGCCATATTTCTCGTATTCTCTCTTCTGTATATGTTTTGCCTACATGAATTTTACAATGATCTCTACTATCCCTTACTAATGTTCCAGTATATTTAAACTTATCTAGTCCAGCTTCTTTTGCTTTGAATACTGTGAATTGACCATCAAACTGCATTACTGAGTCATGGGCTATTTGACTTGCATAAGTAGACATTGACCGCCCTCTTCTATCTACATCTCCAGTAATTAACCCTCTAATATCCTTAACCATCTCATTAAAAGGCTTACCAGCAATAGCATTTTGATAAACATTAGCTGATATTTCTGTTAAATATCTATTAGCTATCTCCTCAAATCCAGAAAATGATTGAAACTTTAATTGATTAATCGTTAGTAAATCAACCTCTGTTAATGATTTAAACTTGTCTGGGATATTAAGTTGTCCAAACTCTTCCATGAAACTATTCACAATTTGGTCATAATCTCTAACCAGCGTATCAGTATCTATTCTGTACTGCTCCATGTATCGTTTTAAGTCTTTGCGAAGATCAATAGATATTTTAGTTGTTAAAATATTATCATCATTTGTTGCTTTGGAGATACCAGAAATAATATCTGCTTCTAGGTTCTCTAATGTTTTTTTGATTTGTGCTTCGTGAGAATCAGCTAATCTTTCTAATATTTCTTGCCTTGCCATTATACATTAAAACCTTTTCTCCAAGATTTTAAAGCCCAATAGACTGGGGCTAGGGTTTTTTGTCCTCGCACCTTCTTGAGAATAGCCCCATGTCTTGCTAAGAAACTCTTTTGTCTAGCTGGGTTAGACTTCTTAATCTTCATATTAGGGTCACCAAATCTAACTTTTTTTACATTACCAGTTGATCTATCTTTAACATAAACAGCAAATTTTTTTCTCTGACCTGTTGTTCTAAAAGGTTTATTTAGCTTTACTGCTCTGCCTTGATACTTAGCCATTATTTTCTCTTCTTTTTTCTTAAATCTAAATCATGCTTTCTAGAACCACGCAAAAAAGAATTAACTCTACCCATAGACCATGCCGCCATAGGAACTCTTCTAGAACCAGCACTTAAAAAAGCACCTTGTCCTCTTCTGTAAACTTTAGCTAATGTTCCATAAGTATATCTCTTTGACGCTTTAGCTTTACGTCTAAGAGTTGCTTTTGTACTTGCTGATAAAGGTTTTCTAAATCTACTTGCCATTATGCTCTGCTCCTACTTCTTAATAAACTCTTAGGAATGAACCCACCAGATTTATATAATGATGATACTCTCTTAATTAATTTGGCTCTCTTTTTTCTTTTCTTACCTTTTAATCCAGATAAATACTTCTTAGGAAGTCCTGTACTTTTATCTTTAGGTGTTGCTCTACGCTTCTTCGCCATTGTCATCTGTAGGTAATGTTGTTGAGAACTGACCAATAGCTGTTGTACTAGAGTCTATTTCATTATTAATTGAATTAATTGCTTCATCATCATCTACAACTGCTTTTGCAATTTGCTTATCTATTTCTTTAATAAATGTTTCTGACTTAACTCCACTAGCTTTAGCTACTTGTAAGAATTGTAAATCAGCCGCATAATCTCTTAAATCAAATGTATCTGGGTAGTCTATTTCACCATCAAATGCTTTGTTTTGCCATTTAGCAAACAATGACCAAATAGTTTCCTCTGCATTTTCTAATAAATCAGCCTTTTCAGATAGTCTTGCGTTCAGTAATTGAAACTCAGTTTGCAATGCAATACCAGAATTAACAGTTTTCTCAGTACCTCTTACAGAACCCATATGTGTTATTCTATCAATAGCATTAACTTTCATCTCAATAGTTTTCATTATGCTATCTAATGATTGAGAACTAGGTTGAATGATATAAGGTTTTAAGTTTGCGTCCATATCTTCTGGCATCTCAATAATGCTACCAGCACCAGCACTAGCTTCAACATTTGGTGTTTTAACTAAACTAGGGTGGTTAGATAATCTGATTAACTGCTCAATCTCTGAATAGTCATTATAAATAGACTGTTGTAATTCTGCAACATCTGACAAATCACTTACACCTATTGCTCTTCTTTGTGACTTTTGATTGTATAAAACAACTGCTGGTATTTCTCCAATAGCGTTTGGTTGTTCATCAATCTTAACTGGCTTAGATGTAGAGTAATCCTTCATATACTGATTAACTCTGTAAGTTGTAATATCTTCTGGAGTCCAAACTTTAATAATTGCTCTATCTTCGTTTATATCCTCAACAATAGTTAATGATGTTAAGAAGTATCTACCATTAGGCAATCTTTGATATTCCCAGTTCGTCACATTCTCTGGAGTATAGATTGATATGTATGGTCTAATGTCTTGTTGTAATTCTTCTGCTCTAGTTTTAGCTATTGTTGCTGGTTTATCTATAATAGCCCAACATGAACCATAAACAGAAGCGTGGATTTGCATATCTTTGATTACATTATGAAATGATCTACCATCTAAATCTGCATCTTTGAGAAATGACTCAAGCTGGGGGTCACCAGCCATTGAGCCATAATCTCTCGTGGGAGGAACTCTAAATAAAAAACTTGAATAAATTTGTACTACGTTGCGGCAATGATTGTCTAAAGGTGTAAAATCAACACGCTTTATATATTCATCATCTCCTTCTAAAATATATCTATTTAAAAAATAACCATTGGAGAAATCATCTCCACCTACATATGATCTATAGTGAAAATTCCAGTTCTTTAGACTATCTTCATAATCTCCATGTTTAGCTACTAAAAATTCTCTACTATAATCTGCCATCAACTCCACCTAGTTGGTTCACTTGGTTTAAACTCTCTACGCAAAGGAAACATATATTCTATCATGTAGCCTAACGCATCATTGAAATGGTCAAACCCACTATCTTTATCTGGAACACTTGTTCCCTCTTTGTATATCTGTCTTTCTAAACTCTTAATTAAGTTTTTACAAGATTTTGTTATAAATAGACTTGACACATTATTCGCATTTTTTAACTTGGAGTTTACAGCGTTAATTCTATCTCTGACTAATGGGTGTTGCGATCTTGCTTTAACTTCAAAACCAGCGTTGCGTAGTAAAGATAAATCTGTCATTCCTCCAGCAGATGTTTTTCTTTGTCTTGAAGCTGGGTCTGGAAATACAACTATTCTATGACCTTGATACCTGTTCTTTATTTCATCAATCATTTCAGAAGTATTAGAACTCCATAATTGTATTTCATCATAGATTATTAAATCATTCTTAACTTGCTCTGCTAGAACACAAACCATAGGAGAAATATTAAAATCCATACCAATATGAATTGTCTTAGAAACTCTTTCATAGTCATTGATGATATGCTTGTTTCTGTCAAAGTTATAGTAAATTATACCAGCATAATTAACAAAAGTAGCTAGATATTCTTGCTGAAATGTGCGTTCATCTAGATCATTCTTAGCTTGTTCTATCTCTTCTTTACTTACTTGTCCGCCTTCTATTGTAGTATATTTAAATGATTGCCATTCTGGGTCTTGTTTAGAATACAAATCATAAGCAAAGTTAAATCCTTTTGGTGTTCCAGTAAATAAAGCGTGTCCTAATGTATCTGATAATGTAGGTCTAATTACTTCGTACCATGCACTTGGTTTTATGTCTTGGAACTCGTCCATAACAACAAAGTTTAATCCTACTCCACGCAATGATTGTTCATTATCTGCTCCTTTAAGAGTTATAACTGAGTTGTTTCTTAGAACTATACTTAGATCAGCTTCATTAATCTTTTGTACCCACCTATGTTTTATCATTTGTTGTTTCAACATATCCCAACAAATAGTTTTAGATTGCCTGTAACTGGGTGACACATACCATACTCTTTGATTTGGAAATCTTGAGAACTTAGCCATCTCTTGAATACACATAAAGGTCTTGCCGAACCGCCTTCCAGCAATCATACATCTAAAACGCTTATTACTTAGTATTACTTCTTTTTGTGGTTTAGTTAGCGGCACTTAATCAGCCGACCATTTTAAAGGTTCATTATCTTCTGTTATTGGATAGTCAGTTTGATTTAACATCTGTTTACCTAACCATATTCCCATTACTGCTGACTTCTCTGCAAGGTTAAACTGCATCTTCCTAAGTCTTATCTTCATGTCTGCTCTTCCTTTTGTCAGATATTCGGAATAACTCTTACGAATAAGGCTCTCATCACAGCCAAAAAAGTCTGCTATCTCTATATTAGTACACCCATAAGAAGCTAATTTAACTACTTCTTTTGTGTCTATGTCGTATTTAATTGGTCTTGCCATTAGTGAATTGTAATATCTTGTTTTAAAACTTCCATGTCTTTTACTTGATGATGTTTTAAAAGATAATCGTT